GTCTATCCACCAACCTATGAGTCTTGCAATCCAGCTCTCTGGGTCTGCATTACATGTTCCGAATATTTGTGTTTTTTCGCCCTTTGTATTACGAAGGTTTGAGAATAGCGCATTAAATCTGTTTTCTGAAATCTGCGTAATCTCATCAATCATTATTTGCTGCGATTCAATACCTCTTACGCTCTCTTCAAATTCTTTCTCTGAAGCGGAGTAGTTGCCGAATACTATCCTCGCTCCGCTATCAAACTTCCACGTTCTAAGGCTTTGGCTTTCGAGATATGTGCCAAACTGACCAAACACCTCTTTAGACTTGTCAGATATACCTCCAGGCTTGTCGGCATCACCAACCATCCTTCGAAAGTATGCTGCACGATAGTATGGTTTTCCTATATGAGCAAGAGCTTTTGACAGTATTAAATGCGTCTTTCCTACCCCCCTGTTACCAACATATATTACAATGTCTGATTCGCACAGATATGCATCTGTCTGCGAACCCGGGTTCAGCATCATTCCATCAAAATGTTCCTGCCAATCTAATATCTCCATTGTTAGCACTATAATGCAATATTTTATTGCGTTTAGGATGGAGCAAATATACTAATAATTTTATTGTGTCACGCGTACACCGTTTACCATATATGAACGTAACGGTATACGTTGAGTCCAAACCTATTGCACGTGTTTGTTAAAGTAATATTTAATATGTATCTTTGCTTCATATTTTACGATTAACTAACTTATTTACACGTATGATTGATAAATCTAAGGCGTTTGAAGCTCTCAAGGCCGAATATGCGGAAAGCCCGCTTGTAAGTGAAAGAACAATTAAAGAAACGTTAGAAAACCTAACAGAGATCGTCAAAGACGACATTGAAGAGGACAAGTTCCTCGAAAAAGCGAAATCAATTCTAAAGACTACGGAAGGACAATCAAGAAAGGTTGCTGCTGACACGGCTAAAAAGGTCGAACTGGAGAAAAAGCCCACTTCAAAAGACGAGCCGAAAAAAGATGAGCCAAAGAAAGTTGAAATGGAAGACAAGCCTTTGTGGCTTGACCAAATTTTAGCCGAAATTGGTGGAATCAAAAAGAAGTTTCAAGAAGATGAGGTTCGCAAGAGTGCTGAACAAATAAGGAAGTCGGCTTTAGAGAAAGCTAAGATTTACCCGCAGAATGTGATTGACGTTGCAGCAGACGGTTTTGACTTCGGTCAGAAAGATGCTGAAACTGCTTTCATCGAGAAGGCTGGTAGAACTGCCGCTAAATTTGGAGTTGTTCCAAACAAGGGAAGCGATGAACCGAAGAAACCTGACTTTTCAGCATTCAAAGAAAGACTAAAAGAAAGAGGTTTAATTACAGAAACTAAAAATTAACAAACTATGAGCTTTAACACTTACGGAAAAAACTCAAAAGACTTTGGAGCTCGCTATCAGGTGTGGTCTGAAGTTAAGGGGGTAAAGCATAGCGGTGGCGTCATTGATGCAACTGCATTTGCAAATTATCCCGTTGGGGCTGTGATTCCTGCCGGTACACCTGTCGCTCTTGGCAGTGCAGGAGGTTCACTTACTCCAATCTATTTCTATGAACTGAAAACAGCATTAACATCTGCAGCAACATCTGCTGTTCTCTACGGAAATTATCCGCTTACTGCAGGAGGTGGGGCTATCCTCGTTGTTCCTTCCGCTATTGGTGGAACAGGGACAGGAGTTGCATACTCTGCTGCCGTTGATAATGGTGACGGAACACATACTATTACAATTGTTGCAAATTCACTTGGCACAGCAGCAGCTGGCACAATCTATGCAGAAGCGAGCGCAACTGGTGCTTCGGCAACAGTAAAAAATACTGCTGTTCCTAAAGGACTGCTTTTGCACGACATTGTAAAAGAAGAAGGCGATGTATTTGCGACAGGTGCTGTTGTGGATGAAGGTCGTATTTTTGAAGACAGAATTGTGGCTATCCCCGCAGCCTACAAAGCAGCTATGCCAGGAATTAAATTTGAGAAAGGAATCTAAGCTATGTGGACAGGAGATAAAGTATTTTACGATTTAGTAAGCACAGCCGTTGGCGATAAGTACGCTTTACAGGCTTTTGTGGATGAGACTAAGGAAGCCTATAACCAACTCGACTTGGCCGGCTTCAATTGGTCTGCCGACCTTCTTCCTGATTTCTCTTTTGAGCAAATCTCAAGAGAATATGGAATTAATGCTATGGCTACATGGGTTGACCTTGACAGTCCTGGTACTCCGGTATCCGTTGAAGGTGAATCATTGCAGACAGGCAAAGTACCCCGCATGAAAAAGTATGCAGCTTTTGATGAGAACGATTATCGTCAGCTGATGATTAAACGTATCGCCAATTCGAGTGTCGTTGACCTCGCACAGGACGCTTTGTTTAACATCAACAAGAAGTTGATTGACTCTCATACAAATGCATTAACCTACATGCGCCATCAGATGGTGTCTAAGGGTGCATTTGAACTTACTGCTGCCAATAATGCAGGTGGTATCACCGGAACTGTATTCAGCGCATCTATTCCGGCAGGGAACAAAGTTGTTAAGACAAGTACTGCTGTTTGGTGGACAAGTGGCGGAACTGGTGCTGAAGGAACAGCTTCTGACCCTGTTGCCGATTTAAAGGCAATTAGCGAAAAGGTTACCGGTGTTGGATATCACTTTGAAGTTGACGCACTGACATTGAAGAAAACGCTTGGGCACTCAAAAGTTTTGCAAGCTATTGGATATGCAATGAATCCGCTGGCAGTAGATGCTGCATCAGCTCAACAGATTGGTGCAAATGTTATTCTTGAACAACGCAGGGCTCGCCTCGAAGAGATTATCGGATTTCCGATTGTCGCAATCGAAAGCGTATCTCGTGTTGATTCGTTTGACAAGGCATCGAAGAAAGTTGTCGGAACGGAAGTTCGTTCTTTCCAGCCTTACAACTGGGCACTTGTTCCTAATGGTCAAATCGGGGAAACAATTGCTGTTGCCCCTATCGCTGTTGGAGACGCAGCTTCTTTTGCACAGTTCTATGGTGGACGTTTGCTGATTACCTATGACTTCGATGTTCGCAAGAAAACGCAGTACATGGAATCAGAATTGACGGCACTCGTAGTTCCTGACAAGCCGAAGTACATGTACATCTTAACAGTAGCATAACATGACTATTTCCGAGTATTTACAGGGCAGTTTTGATTTCACGTTTTCGGATGCGAATATAAATGCTGTTCTCACTCGGAGGGGTATCGCTGCTGAAACACCCATTGAAGATGTTGGCGAGAAAAATATGGACTTGGCTACGGCTGATCTCTATATGATTCTTGCCAACGTTGTTTCTGGTGGAGGTAAGAGGGTTCAAAAGGGTAATAGGAGCGTAAGCGAACGAACCTATCAGTTCAGCATTTATGACAGGCGTGATTTCAGGGCAATGGCCAACAAGCTCTATATGAAATGGGGTGAGGAGTCTATAGTTCCTGCATCTGTACGCTTTCTTCATTTAAGAGGAGATGTATTATGATAGACTATCCGGACACTTGTGTTATTGGACGTTCAGACGGGACGGTAGATGAGAATGGGGTTGAGATTATAACAGAGATTTATAATGGTGAGTGCCTATTGGAGACTACAGGACAGAGCCGTTATGATGGGTTTCAGTTTGAGAATGAACCTCTATTATTTATACCAGTCAACAACGCCATGTTTAAAATAAACGATAAGGTGGTTGTTACTACATGGAACGGAAGAACGATCAATTATACAATTAAGAGTTGGGAAGCTATCAAGGATGACGATTTTGCTGAATTGAATGACACTTGCATATGGTTGAAAGATGGCACAGAATAACTTCGATAATTTCAAAAATGACATTGACTTGCTTGTTGAGAGAATACTCTTTAATACGGCAGATGCAATGATTGCTTATATTGACAGCTCTGATATTATACCAATCGACACGCACAACCTAAAAGATAGTACTGGTGTTGGTGTTTATCGTAATGGTGTGTTGAGAAAGTTTACGATGCCGAGAAGGGCGCAAGAGGCAAGAATAATCGGAGGAGTGGCTATGTGGGGTGAGGATATGATAGACCAATTGCTTAATGCCGGTGTAAGCCGGTACTCCATTGGAGATCATATTGTCCTTATGTCAACAATGCCATATGCAGAAGATGTAAATGAAGGTTACTACAATGCTGGATTTTTTACAGATGTTTTGTCAACAGAATTAGAACTTACTCTTGATGAGATTGTCAAACAATATGGGAGCAAACGATTATGAAGATATCTGCCATTGAACCTTTAGCAAAGCTGAAACAAGCCCTCATAAACAAGGGTGTTACACAGACGATATATACCGGTGACAAACCTTCGAGTGGGTTACCTAACGAATACATTGAACTGCATCAAAATGGAGCGTTGAGAACCAACCTCTCTAAAATGGGCTTAGTGCAGGGATTTGTCTTACTATCCATAAATGTGAAGCTGCTGACAACAGGTGGAAGAAACACCGTCAGAGAAAATATAATTCTCGCCACGTTCGATGGGCTTTTTGAGCACGGCGCAGTAATAAACACAGACGGATACACTTTTTCCCTTGACCCTGACAGCCTTGTTTACAATGGCGGTGGAATATATGAGGGATACAGTTCTAAACTAATAAACATAACATTTAAAAAAGTATAATTATGGCTGTTGTTATTTCAAAAATTGACACAGTTGGGAACTTTTTCGTAGGGCAGGGAGACATTATCGTATTTGATAAGCCTACGGATTATGCTACGGCAAAGTTATCAACATTAACTAATCCAAAGTCTCTTGGGGACATTCATTTGGATAGTACAAATCTTACGGGTGATGACCCGACCCTTACTCCCCTTAAAAACGAGCAGGGAATTTCTTACTACACAACGGTTGAGAACGGAACGTTCGGTTTTGAGTTCTTTGTTCCGTCAACATCGAATGCGATGATGACTGCCCTCATGAATGCGTCAGTGGTCACCGATACATTTACTGCAACTAATGCCTTTGCTATCGGCTCCACAATCACTGGCGCAATGCACCAATCGACTGTTGTAGAGAGGCCAATTATGATTGTGAATGATACAAAAACACGTGCGCTTGTTGTTCCGAAAGGAAAGCTGGTATCTTCTCTTGCAATGCAGGATAAGGTTGCTGGAATTATGGTTCGCGTAAATGCAGAGAACATCAACACTACAAGTCTAAAAACGGTTATGTTAGTAGATGGTGTTATCAATTACGGGGTCTAATCATTAATATTTTGAGAGGGGCTTTTAAACGCCCCTTTCTTTTTATCTTACAATAT